TGTTTGAGAAGATGAACCTTGACGGCTCGCGCTCTGTAGGTGTGCTCTCTGTTATGGCTGACAAACTCGATGATGTCAAAAAGGCGCAGGTGCTTGCTAATCAGGCTTACGCGAGTGGTACAAGTGTACTCAACGAGTTCAATACGCAAATGTCTTCTGAACAAGCGAAATTGGATATTGCTTCTAAGAAATTCAAGGAAATGCGTATTGAATTAGGTAAAGAACTGATGCCAGTTGCACGGTATGCAATTACAACAGGAAGTGTCCTTGTTAAGGTGTTGTTTACACTCATTAATTTCGGTAAGGAGCATATCAAAGGCATTATTGCATTAACTACAGTAGTCGCTGTCCTTACTGCTACATATAAAGCAGGAACTATAGCTGTATATGCGTGGTATGTGAAAGAACATGCACTCCTTGCCTTGCAAAAAGTAAGTGTAATTTGGACGAAAGCGAGAATTGCAGCAATCAATACGCTTAAAATTGCATTTTTCCTATTGACGGGACAGATATCAAAGGCTAAGGCTGCATTAGAAGTAATGAGAGCAGCTTCACTGACCAATCCTTATACAGCGATATTAACGGTTGTCATAGCGCTTGGATATGCAATTTATAAGCTTGTAGGCTATTTCAAAAGTCAAAATGAACAGATGCAGAAGAATACTGCAGCTGTAAAAGAAATGCTTGCTACGCAAAAAGCTATGAATGAAGTTACACAAGAAGCAAATAAAACAACTTCTGAAGAAATTACGCGTATGAAATTGTTGCGCAAGACGCTGACGGATAACAAAGAGAAGTTGAAAGACCGTAAAAAAGCGTTAGAAGAGATACAAAGTATTGTTCCTGAATATCACGGAGCATTGACAAAAGAGGGGTTACTGATACATAGCAATTCAAAGGTTCTTGATGATTATTGTGATAACCTTATCAAAGCTGCTAAGGCACAGGCTGCTTTCAATAAACTTACAGAAATTCAAGCGAAAAGCCTTGATCATGAAGATATATTGAATCATAGAAAGGGTAATCAGGCCTTTATTGGAAAGAAAATGAAACAAATAGGACTTTCTGCTGATTATGGGCTCAGATATGTAGATGGGGATAAATACGTCATGGAAAAATTAGATAAGAATGGTGGAGAGGTCGGTGAATTGAAAACAATTTCGAGGGAGCAATATCTTCAATATGTACACTATCAAAAGATACATTTTAATAATGTAAGGAGAATAAAAGAAGAACAACAAATATTAGATATAAATAAAAAAATATCTGATAAGCTTAGTGACATTGCAAAACAAACAAGCGAAGAAAAGAAAACTACAGGGGGGACCTTTGACCCTTCAGGTGGAGGTGAAGATGAAAAGGCAAAGAAAAAGCGTGAGGCTGAAGAACGTAGGCGAAAGGCAGAACAAAAACGCGCTATGCTTGCAGAATTAAAGGCTGCTAAGGCACATACTGATGAATTGCAGGCGCAGAATATTGCTGCTGTTGCTGCAGGGCTAAAGACGGATAGACAATTTGTTAACGACCAGCATCGTATTGCTATTGCAGGTATTGATGACCAAATCGCTATTTATAAGAAATATAACGAAGAGTATCGTCAGCTGAGTGATGACCGCATGAGAGAGGAAGAAGAAATGTCGCGTGCACATAACAAATTCTTGCTGAAAGATATTGTTAAGCGTAATCAATTAGAAGTTGCGCAGGCGCATGCTGATTTCTTGAATGTGAACTCTGATATATATATGAATGAAGAGGCACTAAATGAGCGTCTCTATGAAATTGACATGTCGGCCATGGCGGACCGCATTGCTGCTTTGCGTGAGGGCTCGGAGGAGTGGCTTGATGCAAAGGACGAAATGGAGCGTGCTGAACTTGAACATAGCATTCAACAACAGCGCCATTTCGCGGAATTGTTATCACGATACCGCGAACAATGGGGGCGCAAAGATGTCAAACAGCAGCAACAAATTGAACTCATGGGCTTACAAACGCTTTATGAGAAGAAGCTTATTAAAGAAAAAGAATATCAGGAAATGCGAAAATTGATTATCGCAAAGTACGAAGAAGAGGCTTCTGAAGTGAACTTGAAGAACTCTAAAGGGAGAACTCAACGTGACTACGTCGATACAAAATATCGCACGGTGAGAAATAATGCTGAAGCTGACTATGAGAATCAGCATGGCGAAGGTAGTTCTGTGATTGATTTCATGACAAAGGACCTTAATATTTTTGCATCATCGTGGGCTACTATAAAAAAAATGGAGCAAGATGGTGTCATATCGCATCAGGAAGCTATGCAAATGATGCTGAAGGCAACTGGAGACTTAGCTGAGGGCATGGTGCATAAGATGCAGGCTGCAATGGATGCTATTCAGCCGATCATGAACGCAATGTCATCATACTGGGCTGCGCAATCTGACTATGAACAGCGGGTTACAGAAAAGAAGTACGATAAGCTTATCAATGCTGCAGGCAAGAATTCGGCTAAGCAAAAGAAACTTGAAGAGAAAAAGCAAAAAGATATTGCGAAAATCAAAACGAAGTATAATAAAAAGCAAATGAAAATGGAGATTGCACAAGCGACAGCAACAATGCTGATTGGTGCAATGAGTGCTTATACTTCTGCTTTGAAAGGTGCTCCTTATCCTGCAAATCAGATTCTTGCGCCTCTTGCTGCAGGAATAGCCACTGCAGCTGGATTGTTAAATATTGCTGCAATAAAGAAACAACATGCTGCTGAAGAAGCGGGCTATTACGAGGGTGGTTTCACTGGAGGTAGCAATTACCGCCGTCGTGCTGGTGTGGTTCATGAGGGTGAATTTGTAGTGAATCATTCGGGGGTTAACAATACGGCTTTGGGACCAGTTCTGCAGATGATAGATGTTGCGCAACGTAATAATACGATAGGACAACTCTCTTCTGCTGATGTTTCGCGTCAATTAGGGCAAGGAGGAGCTGCCGTTGTTGCGCCTGTCGTGAATGTTGCAAATGACAATGCGGAGTTGAAATCAACGTTGCAGGAGGTTGTTCAGGTCGTTGCTTTGTTGCATGAGTCGGTAAAGAATGGCATTCCTGCTTTCTACACTATCGACGGAGAAAATGGGGTCGCAAGAGGTCTTGAAAAATTGAAGAAACTTAAAAAGAACGTATAATGATTATCTGTTATATTGACAACAAAAAGGTCTTTCCGAACACAACGGATAAAATAAAAGTCACATTTGAGAATCAATTTATCAAGGATAGTGGCTCTTACACGTATGAGATTTCGTTCCCGATGTCTATTCAAGCTAATAAGGAATTTTTCAACAACATCAATCGCTTCGATGTGAAGAAACAGATGCAAAGCTTTGAGAATTGTGCGTTGCTGGTTGACAATCGTTTGATTATTTCGGGCAAGGGGCATATTACAAGTGTCACGGCTAATGCTGTTAAGTTGCAGATTGCAGGAGGTAAGTCGCGCATTAAGTATAATTCCACGTTTGAAAAGCATTTTATTGATGAAATATCGTTCCCTGCTGTGAAGATTACAAAGGGTATTAATCATCAGCTGTATTCAAAAATTGGTGTGGATGAAATAATTACAGACGATACGACTCAATTTCAATTTATTGCTGTTGATCTGACTGATTATTATTTTGTTGGACAGCCTGGGGTTGCTGCTTTCAACCTCATTCACGATGAAACTAATAACTACATGTCAAATCAGATCTTAGGGATTAGATTTGACACAGTAAATATTTTAGGGCATCGCATGTCGAATTTGGAGCAAATGCCTTACATGACAAATCTTGCTGTGCAGCCTAACTTTATGTATGTATTACAATATGTGCTGGAGCGCGAGGGTTATAAGCTTACACGTAACGATTTCGATTGTGACCCCTGGAATCGCTTACTTATCGCAAGCGCGCATCGTGGTTGTAAAATAGAGGGGGCGCTGCCTCACTGGTCTGTATATAAATTTATTGATGAAGTGAGAAAGCTGTTTAATGCTTCTTTCGTTTTTGACGAAGTTACGAAGACGGTGCAGATTCTTGCCATGAACGAACTAACCGCAAATCACATTGTAAGTTATGAGTGTGACGATGATTATTCAAGTGAATTTGACGAAGATGGTTTTGAAAATGTTGCTACGTCTAACCTTGAATATTCTTTTGATGATTCTATCAACAGAGATTGGAGAGAGGTGTTACCTTTAGATGTTCTGCGTAGATATCCGATTAAAGAATTCGCTTCCGTTCAGGCGCGTAATGAAGCGCTTGAAAAGTTGTCTAAAAAGGAGAAGAATACGGCAATTTTTAAGGTTGACAATGACTATTTCATATTTGCGAAATTTGGTGAAGATAATGCTGAACAACTGACTTCGTGTGGTGTGTTTGCACCTCTCGTTAGAGATATTAAGAGTAATAGTAGTGTTCAATTGAATATTGTGCCGGCTGCTATGTATCAGCGTAAAAGGTGGATTGATGGTGAGGGGATGAAATTCCTTAAATTTTTGGACCCAATGCCTAATGTACCCGTTGTTGTGCCTTCTATTTCTAACAATAAAGAAGTTAGTATTGATAGCATGACTAAGGATGATGATGACGATTCGTATTACTATTCTGTACAAGATGCTATTGAAAATGGTACGAGTGATGAGAAAACAGAAGAGGCTGATGACAAAATGGTCGTTATGTTTCAAAAAAAAGTTGTTAGGAATCTCGAGGGGAGTGGTTATATAGAGTACACTGATAGAAAGTTTAGAGAGAAGAAAGGGGATAGAATTCCTGTGACTGATGTCGGTGATGACCTGTTTCAGCTGGGTGCAAGAGTGCGCAAAAGTCCTTTGTCACTATCTGCTTTACCGCATAAAGCTATCAATGTCGATAGCAAAAATAAGCTATGTATCAAATTTTATACAGATGAAATTCCCGACCCCTCAAAAATTTACAACTTTAGAAATAAGCTTTTTATCTGCGAAAAGGTTGAGTTAGAGATTAACGCGAATGGTATTTCTAAGCAAAAAACTGGATATTTCTATGAATTTCTGTAATATTCGTTGATGATTTGTGTGTTAATTGTGTGTTGTGCCCACTTCTGCAACTTACTGATTTTCAGTTAGTGTGCAGTTGTGGGCCTTGTGTGTATTTATAGCTATCTATAAGTTGCCGGCGAAATGCTTTGTCTGCTCATTCACAACGTTATCTCTTTTTAGATATTTGTTTGTTACTGCAATATCGCTATGTCGTGCTTGGTCTCGTGCTACAACAATGCCTTCTGCATTTGCAAGGTCGCGTATTCCGCTATCTTTCAGGCTGTAGAATTGATAGCTGGCTGGAAAATTCAAGGCCTTGCGCACCTTACCCCATTCCAGCCGAAATTGGTTGATGTTGATTTGTCGCTCGCCTGGTATAATGTCATGTCCGAATACATAACAATGTGACGGATAGCTAAAGATGTTTTGCTTGATCATGATCTTGAGCACAGCATCATTTAACGCTACATATTGCCCTTTTCTATTTTTCGATACTTTTGCATCGATATATACTGTTTGATTTGTAATATCGATGTCTCCTATTGTGATATGTCGCAACTCATCAGGGCGTATAAAGGTGTAATATTCCATCATGCAGGCAAGGTAGAATGGAGGATTCTCACGTGATATGTATGCCTTTAACTTAGAGAGTGCTGCAGGTGTTAGCGCATCGCGGAACTTTTCTTGTTCCTTTATCATGTGTATCTGCTCGATAGGGTTGAATTCAAGATACTTGCGATTGACGAGCCATGTCGCGAATGTCGATAACCAGGTACGATAATTATTGCGTGTCTTCGCTGATACGTCTTTATCGAACAGCAGATAATCAAGGAAATCAATTGCAAATGCAGTGTTGAACTCATTTACAACCTGTATCTCTCTGCCATTTTCACGCATATATATTTTCAGCTGATTTAATCTACTTAGATAGTCGCGCTGTGTTTTTGCTTTCAATGTGCCTTTGTTTGCTTCAATGTTTATGCAATTCTCATAACGCTCAAGAACGGTTTTGAAGTCTGTATAATAGCGAGGGTTATAAGTTGTAACAAAAGGATTCCAGCCAGCTTTCAGACGCTTCATGATATTATGTATCATTTCAGCAGCCATGTCCTCGCGTTCATGGGCTGTTTTATAACGATTTAACATGTACTTTTTTCGCTGCATCTTGTTAGTTGCAGGGTTAAATACAGTGAAGTCTACATACCAATCTTTGCCCTTGTGCAGGCGAGGGTAGGTGAAGTCTACAATACTATCGAAGAAGTGAGTTGATGTTGTTTTTTCAAAATACATTTTTTTACATTGTTTGCTTTCGCAACCAATGCAGTTTATATTTTGTATTCAATTTGTCCCTTGTTTTTTAACTGAATCACCCGAAAGGCTTACATTAGCGCTTTCGGGTGAGGGGAAGTTGCGGAGGCAAGA